TTTAGCTTTGGCTTCAGCTCGGCTGGTGATCTTGCTTGTCAGCATGCTTCTGACTCCAGTCTCACCCGCCTCACTCAGAATGGATTCAAGGTCAGAAAGATAGGCTGTCAATCTTTCATCAACTTGAACTGATGTGTCTCCGTTCAGGCGAACAACCAGCGCATTCAGTTGATCGGAACTTAACTTCAGACTCGAAAGATTCGTAAGGGCTTGATTAAACGAAGCATCGTAAAGACGTTTCAGTGCCTTTGCCTTGAAGTCTTCGTCCGAACGAAGCCCTTTAATCCACCTAAAAGCTTCGAAAAAGCTTTCGGGGGTATAGGTGTAGGCGCCCAGCATTTCGGCAAGTTCAGCAGTCTCTTTCCCCTCAATCTCGTGCTTGGTGGCGGACGCCCCGTTTGCCTTGTATGTGTTTACAGCGGACTTGAAGTGCTCTCGAAAGTTGTATCCAGCAACTCCATCAAAGCCCCGAATGATTTCAGAGATGCGCGTGTATGCCTCAAAAACAGGGCCGCCGCCTTTTGGGGGGGTTGATGTTTGAATGGACTGAAAGAGGGCTTCAGCTTCGTCATCAGTCAGCTTGCCAAGTATTCGGAAAATAGAGCCGTTGACATCGCTCTCAATCTCCGCCGCGATTTCACCAAGCTTTTGCTTTTTGACCTCGGTGTTATTGATTAGAAAAGCCTGCGATGCTGCATCTCGAACAGAAGTAGAATAAACTCGTAAAGCAGTATCTTGGTTACCCCCGGTGGCAAACATTGAATCCGCAAAGGTACGAGGATTTTCAAGCTCTTTAGCAATAACCCTGTCCTGAAGATCGGCTTCGTACTCAACAAGATTAATTCTGTTGTCAATGATGTCGTCAATGTCTTTGAGAATAGCCTCGCTATTACGAGAGGCCATTGACTCATTAAGGGCGGCCTCGCTCGTGGCGTCAATGCCTTCGGGTATAATCCCATTGGCTATCTTATACTTCATACCCCTTAGCAACAAAGGATCGGTGATACCATTCAGAGCGTAGGAAAAAACACCAGTGGCATAAGCCGACTGAAGTTTGTCCATATAGCCTTGGGATTCCTTCTCGGATAAAAGCTTGGCATTCGTCATGTCGGTGATGTTTTCAGCAACAGACCTAACGACAGATAGAGACGCCTCTATTCGGCCAGTATCGCCAGCGCTGATCTGGTCATTTTCGTCAAGACCAACAACTGTAAGGAAGCCTTCCCTAGCCATTTTGGCAACGGCATTCGTGCCTTCAACAATGCTTTCTTTCCCGCTCTCTTTAAGAGCGGCACGTTCAGCGGCGATCCTTCTGCCGACAAGAGTCTTTGTGATTTCATTGTTGTAGTTCTTGCCAACTTCGTCGATGTAGGCGCGGAATGGGCCAGTAGCGACATTCGTCATTTCGCCAACGTAAGAAGACATTGCGGCGTTAAACTTGGCTGGATCGCCGCCAGTCTTCTTGATTAGCTCGTCGGCCCTAGCTTTAATTTCATCGTCGTACGACTTGTAAAAGCGGTTAAGAACAACCTTCTGGTATGCCTCGGTATAGATCGTACCAGCGCCCTCTGGCGGCTCGTAGGCAACGGGCTCACCAGTATCGGGGTCGATGGTCACAATGTCTTGAGCGAATTGAGAGAGGCCGCCCTCCTCACCTTTTGAGGCCGCTACTCGGGCCGCATCTCGAAAGAACATGTCCGCAAGGTCATTTCCTGCGGAAGCCAGAGAGCGCCCAATCAGTGACCCATCGCTGGAATTTCCGGTGCTGACCCTGATCGGGCTCAAGCCAAACTGGCGCTCTTCTCTTAAGACTTTTGCCATTTCTTATTCCGCTGGGGTTCTTGTTTTCTTGTACTTGTATATTCCACCAACCATCGTGGTGAATCCGTCAATCATTCCAGACGCCATAGCCTCTCTGCCTTTGCGTCTGGTTTCCGCTTGGGAGATATTGCTAATCAAGCTGTTCATCTGTTGCTGAAAGGCAATTGCGCTGATATCTTCTCCGACCATTTGCTTCTGGCGCTCAAGGAATTTGTCAACACTGACAGAACCAAGGCGGCCTTGGGAGGAGATTGTCGCGATGTTTGCCGACAAGTTGTCTTTGTACTGAAGGTGTCGCAGGCGCGATCGCTCAAGAGCTTGCGCCTTCCCCAAAATATTTTCAGTCTCTAGGTTGAAGGCCCCAAGTTCAGCACTAGCCTGCGCTCCCGCGCCAGCGGCAATACTCCCAAATGCGCTAACAGCGGTACTGATAAGGCCGAGAATCGGAAGAGCCATCTTAGAAAACTACCTCTGCCGTTACGTCTATGACTTCCAAGTTTGTTGGCTCCGACTGTGTAATCGTAATCTGTGGGTCCCTTCCGAATCCTGTCGTCCTGATTTCAGATTTACCATTGAAGGCTGTGGAAGAAGAGAACGGTCTTCCGTTTACGATTGCCGAAGTCGTATTCCTGAAATCAACAATGGCAGAACAAACACCGCGTGGGTTTCCCGTCATTGGACCATACTGAAGGCTGGAATCAATCGGGTTGCTAACCAAGGAAGCAATGTATGAAATCCCGACGTAAGCTTGAGTGTAGCTTACCGCTTCACCGCTCAAGTCTACCTGACCAGAGCTAACGGTAAATGTGCCCAGATAAGTTTTGACGCCGCCAGCAGTTACCCCGATAACGTGAACAACATCGTCGTTGTCATACTCGGAGCTTACCGTGGCAATGCCGGAACTGAGAGTGTAAAGCTTTGCGTTGTCCAGTGTGTAATCTACATTGAACTCGCAAAGCCGAAGAGTTGAGCTATCCCACCAGACGTTTGCAAATAATCTGTCGTCAATTGAGACAACAGAAGAGAATGCTCCATTGCATGTGATCTTCGACCAAGCCGCTCTTTTTTCGGCGCGGTTTGAGTTGAAGCAAGAGATCGTCCCACTCGGATCGACAAACAAGCAATAAGATTCAGACAAGCTGAATGCGCCAGAGCAAACAGCAGAATCTATAGGGCCATTGACCAAGTGAGACGAAAGGCTGGAAACAGACGGAGAGGAGTAAGCATTCTCTTGGTCGGTGTAAATGTATTCACGCACAACATTGCCACCAGCTTGAACAAAAAGAGTGGCCCCATCAATAGGCTTTGGCTCAACAAAGATAGAACCGTATGGGGTTTGCCGCCTGATCTGAGCATTGGTCGGCGTTATTGACTGGTTGAGAAAGGACGGGACATAAAGCTCAGCGCTGGCTGTAAATACCTGAAGGTCCCTGTTCGAGACAATGTAACGAATTTCGTTCACATCCCCAGTTGAGCCGACAATATCAAAGGCGTCCGAGTCGGCCGCATCTCCGTAGTCAAAGTTGAAATACGAGCCCGATTTACTGAGCCAAAGCGTATCTGGCTCCGCGATAGTCCCGCCGAATATTAGCCTGTTTTCATGGAAGGTAACGGCTGCTGGATACCCACGCTTGGCAGAGAAGGACTGCTCATACCATGTCCGAACAGGAGCATGACTTGCGACACTGACATATCCGCCCCCGTCTTCAGAAGAGGTTGCAGAAGCTCCTGCCGTTATGACGTAAGTGTTTTCGTCAATGACTGAGCTTATTGTCTTGTTGCCGTTAATACTTGCCGCCGCGATCCCGCCAACGGAAGATGCGTTTGAAATGGTAACAGATGCGCCGGAAGATAAGCCGTGTCCGATATGCGTAACCTCGACAGACGTACTTCCTTCACGGGTTCTCAACGGGTTCAGAATTGATAGGCGCGTTGTCAAATTTGAAATGACAGTGCCAGTTGCCTGAGTCGCAGATTGAACGCTATCAATCTCAATCTCTGCGCCCTCTGTTCCGTACTGGAGAATGACGCCGACATGCAGAGAACTGAGGTAGTCACCGCCAGTCTGGCTTCCGGTAGTGTCAAAATAATCTGCGTTGGTTGTAAGCGTAACGCCAGACCCTGTAGTGGCCGAAGGATTAAGCGTTACATCGGCCGCATGGAAGTTTGAGTACGGCTGATAAATCTTGCTGCCGTCTGAGTTTGAGTCAAAGCTGTATGGCGTAATCTCAAACGATGTAAGCCCAGTTCTGACTAGCATCCTCGGCATGAACAGGGGATGGCATATGAACATGACATCGCCATACTGAGAATGAGTATACTCATGAATGTAGTCGTCATCGAATGGAAGGGCGTTAGTGTCCGTATCTTGGGTGATTGTTGCCGCAAGCGATATGCTGCTTGTGTCCAAATAAAAGACACGAACCTTCGCGTGCTCAATTGAGACAATGTATCTTTCATCATCAGAGAAAATGAAATGAACAAGCTTGGACTGCATGGTCTTGCTTGTGTCTCTAGTGAGGCTGTAGTCGTATATGTTCTCAAGGCCCGGACGCCTGACAACGCCGCCCTCTGACCTGACAAGCATGTTCTGAACGGTCTGCGCAGAAGACGTGTATAGGCCAGAATCTGTTCTGGCTACCGCATAAGAGCTCACTTCCCCATACTGGAAATTTGTTATCGGAACTCTGATCTTCCGCATCAGGTATACCTTTGGGTAATAAACCTTGAGGTGTTTAGCTTTCTTGTCGTTTGCTGCTGGGAGTCGAGGCGTCGAGCCGACGCCATATGGAAGTTGGCCTTTTGCTCAAACAGGCTGGAGAGTTGAACGTCTCGCGCAATGGAGGTCGCAAAAACAGCAGCCATTGCATACTCAACAGCAATGATGAAGTACGGAGGCCAGTCGATCTCAGAGGCGCGATAAGTGTAATCCGCTATCACGGTGTCTTTCGGGCCATGATTCGCATAAATCGTATCGCCATAAACGTCATAAACAATTGGATTGTCGCCAACCGTCACGGCGTGAAGCAAGAGGCAATCGCTTGGAATGTTGTATTCGTATTCCCACCTGCCAAGCGGAGAAGCGCCAGAGGTAATTATCTGCTCCTGCTTTGTCGCAAATCTCCATCGCGTGTTGGTCAAGGCGGAACGAGCAACGTCCTCATAGATAGCATCTGCAAGATCGGATTCCGCAGTTCCATCTGAGAATGAAGTGATTGGATCGCCGCCAACAAGCAGAAACCCACGGGAGCAAATTTGAAGCGGCGTTGTTGCTGGCATGTTGTGTATGGGGGGCCGAAGCCCCCCATCCTTTCTTAGTCGCCGTCAGTGGCAGTAACCGCCACGCCGTCAACAACGTCAACGGTCGAGCCGTCGTTTGCGTTGACATAAGTGTGGGACACTGCCGGGGTTCCGCCAGTGCTGGATGCCACGATAATGACATCGTTTACCGCCAGCATCGCGGCAGCACTGTTGAAGTACCCTGCCGTGTTTACAGTGGCGATAGTGTCAGTCGTGGAGTAGAGCCAGAGAGACTGACCAGAGGCACCGCCAACGCGGATAAGAGCAGCCGAAGAGTAAGCCATATCACCTTTCCCCCTTAGTTGTTGTCGAGGACTTCGTAGACGCCGTTATCATTGATAACAACTGCGCCCATCGACATCATCGACGTGGTAAGGTGCGCCACTTTTTCAGCAACGTAGTTCACCTCGGTGCGAACATCTGCGTTGATACCAAGGCCAACAGCCGTGGTATGATACGCATAGTTCTTTCCACCGGCAACGGCAGACGTGGAGAAAATCTTGAAGCCCAAGAAGTCCTTCATTGTCATGCCGCCAGCAAACGGAAGGTTCTGCGGACCAACATAATCCGAGCTGGCAAACTCGGTGATGTTGAACAGGTCAGCAAAGCCAGCCGGGGCCATTGCAAGATAACGCTGCCCGTCTTCCGGAATATCTGCCGCACCCATTGTTTCAAACAGGACAAGCAAATCTGCCAGAACCAGAGCGCCGCCGGTATCTGCAATCTGGGTAGAGTTTGCGCCAGCGTCGAGAGCCGTCGTGATGAGTTCATCAGTCTTGCGCCCGAGAGCAGCGGCCGCCGAAGTGGCCACAGCTTGGCGCTCGTTGATGTTGGTCTTCAATTCATCCAACGAGTCAATGTACTCCGGCGCGTAGTAGTCGGCCATCGTGACGGTGACGTTTGTGTGCGCAAGGTCCATCGGAGTGATGTTACCGTTGCGGGCTTTGGTAGTGGCTGAACCAGTACCGATCTTCTGGAATTTGGCAGTCGATCCGCTGACGTTGTTCGTGCGGACAGTGTTCCGCATCTTCGAACCCATTCGCTGGTAGGCCAGCTGAACGTCAGCTTCAAACTGCGCGACGAAGGCTTGGTCGATTGTATTCGCCATATCTCGTAGTCCTTAGTTGAGTTTCGGATTCAACGGGTGTCCGAGTCTCACGTCTACGAGGGTATCCTTGCGGGCCTCTCAGTGCATAGCGGGCCGTGGTGTCCCATAAATAGAACCATCTTGACCGTAATTGCAATGAACAAATTCTATTACGTCATGCCCAAACTCTGTTTTCCCAGTATCAGTAGCCGTAAAGCCAAGCCATCCAAGCCATTGGCATATCATTGCGTTCTCTGCCCAGACGACACAATGAAGGCAGTCGTGGTAAGTATGGTAAAACGACATGAGCCTTGAAGAAGCCCGCGCAAATTTTGCAAAATTCCTTGACAGGTCTTTCGAGAAGAGGGCCCACATAAGCCCATGGCAATCAATGCCGGTAAGTGCGACTGGAGAACCGTGAAGGAGAACGGCAAATGCCGCATGGCTTGAAGATTCAAGGAGTCTCGGTATCTCGGTTTCGGGGTCCATCTTGTAGAAAATCTCGAACTCTCGCAAATTCTCGTCGCTCATATTGTCTATGAACGGACGGATATGCTCCGGCTTGAGAGCTACAAGATGGAGGCCCCTACTCTCTGCAATGGCCTTAGCCATAAAGCTTTTTGAATCCCTCGTTTACTTTCCTGATGTACGCCGGATCGTGCTTTGTCCTGTCGGAATATCTCGGGTCGTCCATCATGGAACGCAGCGACTCAAGTGTAAGGGCGGCTGGAGCATCAGAATCACCGCTGAATGATTTTGATTTCTGACTCTCCATGATTGCCTCAAGCGCGATGATGCCTTCATGCGTTTCGCACATGCGCTCTATGGCTGGCATTGCATCTGCCGGAAAGAACTTGTTTGCAAAAAGACTTGCCGCATTGATTCGGTCGTCAGCATTCTCTCCAAGCTTATCGTATTCCGCCTTCAGGTTTGGGCCCGACATCGAGTCCATATAGACCTGAATTCCTTTCTCGAACTGGTCCTGACTGAACCCATTTTCAAATGAATGCTCAGACCACCACTTGAGAAGATCGCTATCAACGGTAGACTTCTCGTCCACAAAGTCAGGCACCTTATAGTCGCCAGCTTTTTCCGGGCGGTTGCTGTACCTTTCTGCCGTGATTTCATCCATCAGCTTTTTCTTGATGTCCGCATCGCGGGCTCCAAGCTTTGACTCAAGCTGCTTGTACGCCTTTGCCAAATCTTCTGGGGTTGAATACTTTTCAGGCAGCCACTCGGGCCGCTCCTGAATTTCCTCAACAACCTCTTCTTCTTTTTCCTCGACGGCCTCACTCATTCACTTTCCTCCTGTGAGCATTTGCCACTCTGCGCTCAATAAGCCCAACGATGTACCGCTGTCCCTCGCTGTGAAGTAACTCATTGTGCGCCACATTCGGACCATGCACCATCTCAATGGTAATGGACCGAAGGTATCGAAGAACCTCTTTGCCTGTCTGTGTCGAGAAAACAGACGCAAGGTTCTTGTCGATAATTTCTTCTTCTTCCGCGCTTCGCTTGAATCCATCAAGCCCAATGTTAATCTTCAATGTGCTACTGCCCCACATCCATTCCTTGTTGCTGCGCCTGCATCGCCAACTGCTGCGCCATTTGAGCAAGTTGCTTTCGTTGATCTTCATCCCTGATAAGGAATTCCGGAACGCCAAACTTTTTCGCTAGGTAAATGGATACCTCTTCGGAATCCACCAATAGCTGAAGAGTTTGCGGTCCAAAGAATTTACTGACAAGCTCAAGGAAACGGGCCGTCGAGCCAATGTCTTGATTGGCTTGAGCTTGAGCAAGCGGAGAAGTTGATCGAATCTTTACCTCGCGCCCGTTAACGCGGGGGAGTTCGATTCGACCCTGCTTCTTCAGGATGTAAATCACTCGCTGAAGAACGGGCTGAACCAGTTCCGACTGAAGCCTGCCAAACGCAGACCCAACACGTCGGGACAGGTCTGCCATGCGCTCGGCAATCTCAGTTGCAGTTGCTGGCGTCCTATTCGGGTCGCCAAGCATATCGTTATACAGCGCCCTTTTGATATTGAGGCGCATATCATTCAGGGAAAACTGCGCAACGTCAAACCTGCCAGCTGACTGAATTGGCTCAAGGCCGCGACTCCCCACTCCTTTCGGAATGATCGTGCCGGGAACAAGTTGAATCGTATCTGGATTCGTTACACCGTCGTCTTCCATCTGGTAGATTCCTGAAATTGCCATCTGAGCATTCTCAAGAATCAATTGAATCACGAGATTCGTGACCTTGATTGCGGACAGAGCGTTCATCAATGGGCCCCGGCCGTAGACTTCCCCGGCGCATTTGTCCCACCTGAAGCAGACAAACGGATTAGAGCCGATTCCAGACATCGCCTCGTACCGAAGAACAGTTTTTGTAGTCATGCAGATAGCATAGAAGAGGTGGGCTTCCTGATTCTTCGATGAATAGTCTCGGCAAACAACCTCAAGAACATCTGTCTTCTCATCCGACGAGGCCCTGCGCATTACTTCCTTGTCAAATGTCTCGCCCGGATAAAGAATCTCAAGGCTATCGAAACGAATTCCCCGCCTTTCCCTGAACACATGGTCTATCCGTCCGTCTGGGCCGGTGTCCAAGACGACGTGAGGCAATGGTATGGCCGTAAAGTTAATTGGATTAACGGAGTCGCCTTCGTCAATTGCGAGAATCCCAGTCCCAACGGCTAGGTCCATGAAGGATTCGTGCACCTCTTGAGAGAAGTTTGAGTTTTGAATAATCTCGAACACATACTCAGTGACTTCATCAAGCTGATTGTCTACCTGCTCGCGCTGCTCCTTCGGAACTTCAGAGCCAGATATGAGATCAGCCCACCTCGCGAAGTTTGGGACCACTCCCGACTGAAGCCTGCTGGCAAATTCCTGAACGCCAACAACCGCAGTCTCGTCGAATATCTTTTCGTCCCTGCGCCTTCCGGGCTGCTCCGCATAAAACGACTCCCTCATTGGGAGAGCGTACTCATAGCACTCCTCAAACAACGGAACAAAATTCTCGCGCAGAATTTTAGCTCTATCGTAACGCTTCAGATACTTTGAGACGGCAGCGTCCATCAATCAAACCTTGTTTTGTAGCCGCTTGAGCCGGAGCTTAGAAGAGATGGCCGCCCTCGCCCGCCGCCGCCTACCGATCTGGAACTGCCGGTCAAAGCAAAATCAATGTCTTCAGCTTTTGCGCTTGCCTTTTTGCGGCGCTCTTCTTCAGCTTTCAGGTCGGCCTCACGTCGAGCCTGATCGGACGCTTCTATCTCTGCCTTGCTTGGACCGAAACACATTTCACATACTCCTGCTTGCCACCTAGTACCACAACTTTTGCCTAAAAGAAGCTTCTAAATCCAGTGCGTTTTTTCTTATCCCCGAACACATTGAAGTCACGCTTCGCGACAACTGGGCGTGATGGCTTCTGACTGGACAGCAGAGCTCTACCCTCGCCCGCGCCGAGAAGAAGGTACTGGAGCGAGTCATGGATGTGGCTGAACATATTTTTATCTGGCTTATCGGCGTATCTCTCGCCAGACACTTCCATGCGTTTGTAGGAGTACCCACCCTCAAACCCTTTGATGAGCATTGAGCAGCGCCGATCTACAAGAAACGCAGGCTTGCCCTCGACCATCTTGGCTAATTGGGAGGAAACAGCCTCAAGTCGAAGGTCAACTGAATTTGATGGGGCGGGGAATGCGCGAAGCCCCGCGCCTCTTAGGATTTGGAATGGAGTTGATTCATCTGTCTGCGCTCTGAAGTCACCAGCAGGGTCGCCGTAAATAATTACCTCTCCTGCGGCAGAGAATCTTGTAGCAAGTTCGTTTCTCAGGACCTCTGCAAACCGGACAATACCCATGTCAACTGCAACAATCTCTGATTGGATCAGCCATCTGCCACGAACCTTTTGACCAATCGTCGCCGCTGGTGTCAGTCCAAAATCAAGGCCAACATATACAGGAATACCGGCCGCAACAGGGACTTCTTCCTTGGCGATGTGAACGTCAGAAGCGAACATCGGATAAACAGGCTTCCCGTCTTGGATAGTGCCGAGCCTATTCATGACATAGACATCAATCCAGCTTTTTGTTTTGCCTCGAATCAGATTCGGGTAGTAATTCCGAATCATGTTGTGCCTGTTCTCGGCGTTTTTCGCCTGATCGTACCCAGTAATCTCCCCATCTTCGTCCCTGATTTCCACCATCCCCGGCGGCTGGGTAAAAAATTTCCAGTTGTCCGGGGTCACGAGCATTTTCGCCTGCTCTCTGGGGATGTGGTCAGGGATCGGAACCTCTCCTGACATGATCGGCCACCAATGATCCTCTTCTGGAGCGTTGGTATCGGCAATCACACCGTTCCAAGTCGGGCCCCCATCACGCATTGAGGGGAATCGCCCCACCCGCATGGTGCAAGCGTCGATAATACTCTTGGGAATCTCCCTCGCTTCGTTGATCCAGATGCCTGTCAGTTCTAGAGAGAGGAGTTTTTTTACATCTTCGGGCCTGTCTAGTGCCAAGAAGATAACTTCGAGGTCCAAGTCCCCCCTTTTTATGTTGTGGGTGTAGGGAACCGACCAAGTAAACTTGCCCCAATCGTTCTCCGGAAACCAATCAAGCCATGTCTTGATCGTTGTTGTCCGAAGCTGTGGGTTTGTATTCCTGATAATTGCCCATCTGCTTTTGCGCACGCCGTCCGAGTTCTTTTCCTGCTGCAACGCACGGCGGAAAACCTCGACGCAACAGGCAACAGACTTGCCGCTGCCAACCGGACCCCTGATTCCCCGAAAAAATGTGTCGTCCTTCATGAAGTCCCGGAGGGTTTCTCCGTCAGGTTTGTACTTAAAGTCAACCATCCACGCTGCGCACTTGATTGAGATGCCTTTCAAGCTCTGTAATCTTGGCCTTTAAAGCGCTTAAACGACGAAGAAGGGAATCAATTTGGACATTCCCGCGCTCGGCGCCCAACTTCTTCTGAAGTTGCTCTTCATCCGCCATTACCTCAATCCTCTACCATTTTACACGGTCCGCCCAGTAAGCCGCAGACATCTTACCCTTGGCGATGTTCTTGCCATGTCGAGCTTTGAAACTAGCACGTTTCTTCTTCATCTTGTCGGACTCACCTGCTTTTGGCTTACCAGCGGTCTTAGCGCCCTGCTCACCAAAGCGAATCGTCTTTACTTTGTCACCCTCCTTGGCCACAACAACGTGCGATTTTTTCGGGTGGTTCGGTGTCCGCTTAGGCTTATTAAAACCATCAACACCCACACGAGTCAGTCTTGAGTCCTTCTTCACCTTAACCCCTTGTCAACGCCAAAGCGGACCATCCGCTCAACAATCTCAGGCCCTATGCTCTCAATCAGCTTGTCACACTCCCGATCAGTAACCGCAGGGTGGTTCGGACCAAACTTGGCAACAACATGACGAAGGTGAACCTTCTTCACAATCCCGCGAAGAAGGCTCAACTCTTCCTGCTTCAGAGCGCTGATAAAGCTCACGCTTTCGGCCTCTTCCTCTTGGTCTTCTGCAATGAATAAGGAGTGGGGGCCGGGGCGTCGGGGAGCTCAAGAAGCCGTCGCGAAGAAGGCGTCCGGGTCTTCCCGGAATAAACTATACCCAAGAACACATGCACAGGTCCAGAATACTCAAGGCCGTCACTCGCATAAACATACATCAGAAATCCCCATCCTTCATCCCCAAAGGATCAACAGGCTTCAGCAAACTCCCACGATACACAGGACCACGCCTGTCAACCTTCTCAGTAGAAAGCTTAGGCAAAGGCCCAGACTGAGGCTTCACATAGCTCGACTTATAACCACCAAAGCACATCAGTACTTACCCCCTTTGCCTTTGCCCTTACGGGGCCCACCCTTAACTCTGACTTTGAACACTTCAGGCAGCTTAGTATACCTCATCGGACCCTCATGGAAAAAAATGTTTGGGCTGGAGTATTTGCAGTAACATCGCCCAGAGTTTCCCCCCCACCAGCCTAAACAGACACTATCGCAAAAGATCAGCCAAGATCAATCGACACCCGAATATCGCCAGCCACTTGCACTTGGCTGCGGTCCACGGGCTTAAACCCAGCGCGATCAAGTATGTCCTTCGATGCTTCAAGCCTCACATACTCAGACTTCGCGCCCGAGGCAAGCTTCAGGACTTGGCTCACAGCCGCCGTCGCGTTAAGCCCTATCGTCTCAGCCACCCGCTGCATCATGTACGCCTGCACATGTGGCAGCCGGACTGTTTTGCTGGCGGTGACTCTTCCGCTCTGGCCTTCGGCATATCCTGCCGCCGTCGCAGCGGACTTCAGCGTTCCGCCTGTTGCTACAAGGTAATCCACCAGAGCCCTCTGTTTTGGAGTCAGCGGACTAGAGACTGTTGCTGGCATTGCGCCCCCCCTTTCCCTCTTTCCCCCCCATTTCTGGAGCCTCCAAAAGGGGCGTGTCAAGGGGTCTTGTGCCACGATTTAGGGTTGACAGGGATTGGAGCGTTCACCGGCCCTTGCAATCGGAGACGGAGCCCAGAGGGCTCCGCCGCGCAGAGCGCGGTTGCGGGTCCGGGCTAGGTCGGAAGCATAAACTGCCCAACACTCTGGCAGCGCTTCCGGATGCCAAGTGGGACTACAGAGACAGCGACAGTGGAAGATTGAAACCGTCCTAGAGGGCAGGGAGCGGGGAGCCAACCGACTATGCGACACCCCCGCCTACGCATCAAGCAGAATAGCGGTTCCCCCCATTTCTTTAAGTGTTCCGCCCCGCTATTAACCGATTCCTGGCTCTGCGTTGCTCTGCTTGGCCTGTGTCCCGCTTGCCGACCGAGACAGGAATCGGGCGGGGCGGGATTGTGGGCCCCCCCGCGATTCGGCTTGATGCGTAGGCTAAGTGGGGTGTCGCTTTGTCGGTCGGCGCCACCCCGCACCCTGCCCTCTTCGGCCGGTTCCAATGCGCGGGGGGAGGCAAAGACCAACCGTAGCACTAGGAGACTAAAACAATGGGTACGACGAAAACGGCCACCAAAAGTAACCACGAAACGCTAGCCGACTGGGTTGACGCTCAGGCCATGACAGGCCCCCGCTTCAGCATCGAAGCCCGCAACTATGTCGAACACGACTACCTTGGCTTCGCCCGAAGGCTGATCTGCGAGGCTGTGATGGATAAGCTCTACTATCTCGAATTCGGAAAAAACGACGGCCGGAGCGGTGCAGAATATCGGCTGGACCGCGCGCGCGAACGGGCACGGCAGGCAATGCGGGCTCACTCGCACGCAGAAATCCCAGAGGAAAAGTTGCGGCAGGCATTCGACGAGGTAGCCAGCCATGAAGCGGAGCTAGCATTCGTTCGGGCAGAAATGGCCGCATTGCAGAAGCTCTATGCCGAAAAGGTCGGGACCGACGGTGAACACTATGAGCCGTACGGGATGCGATCTGCGCAACGCCCGCACGGAAACGTAGCGCCCGCGCCCGACACGATGCCCGCCGACTTGGCGAGGCTGGCAAAGCAACTTGGCGTAGCATAACAAGGCAGGACCCGGGCCAACCGAAA